ACTATCACAAAGCTTTCAGAAGAAGTAGAGACATTGAGAAGAGAACAAGAAATTCAAGAAGGAGCTAAAACACTTGCTTCTTTATTGGCACCTTACTCTGATAAAACACAGAGATTGATTCTTTCTTTGATTAAGGAAGGAAGTCCAGATGAAGTAACTGAGCAATTCTATAACATCTATGATTCACTCTCGAATGTTTTTGAAGCAGAAGAAGGTAGTTCAGATGATACATCAGAGGACGATACAGGTTCTGAGGATGATACATCAAGTGATGACACAAGTTCAGATGATACATCAGAGGACGATACAGGTTCTGAGGATGATACATCAAGTGATGACACAACTAACGAAGGAACAAATGATGATTCTTTCATCACAGAAGGTGTTACAGGTTTAGATCAGCCAAGAGCTGAAAATAAATATAGTTTAAAAAACGTTCTTAAATCATACGCAAACATTTAATCGGAGGTATTTGATAAATGATCGAGAATAAACTTATTGACAAGGCAAAGTACGAAGAAGAGCTTGCCCAAAGATGGAACTGGATTGCAGAGGATATCTCTGATGACGACACTCGTCTTAACACAATGTTAGTTCTTGAAAACTCTTATAAAAAGATGGTTTCTGATGGTTCTGTTCCAGCAGGATGGCTTCAGGAAAATGTATTGAGCGAAGATACTCTTACAGAGGCTCCTCAGTCTTCTGGTGCTGTTGGTGATTATGTTATCCCTAAGGTAATGTTCCCAGTTATCAGACGTGTTATGCCAGAGCTTATCGCTAACAAATTGGTATCTGTACAGCCACTTCAGCAGCCAACAGGTGTAATTTACTTCATCACATATAGATATTCAGATAGCAAATCAAATGTAGAGGCAGGAGATGAGTTCTCTGGAAACCCATACCAGACAGATCCAGCTTACTCTACATACTATACTTCTGAGAAACTTGGTCCTATCACACTTGGTGCAGTTGAAGGAAAAACAATTGAAGAAGTAACAGCAGAAGCTAAGAAGGTAGCTCTTAATGGTGTTAAATTCCTTGGAGATGATGCTGCTAAATCAACAACTTACAAGAGAATTGAGATTCTTAATAGAACAAATCACAGAGGACTTTTGGCTAAGTATGTAAAAGCAGAGAATGGTGTAGTTCATTTCTGTTCTGACGATGGTGCTACTGAACTTGCATCTTTGACTCTTGCTGATGGAACAATCACAATTGAGGATACAGCTCTTAAAATCTTGAATGGTGATTTGGCCAAAGATGTATTCACAGTATTCGTTGTATATAACCAGGAAGGAACAAGCCATATCCCAGAGATGGAATTTGACATTGACCATATGGATGTTAATACAACATCTAGAAAACTTAAGGTTAGATGGACAAAAGAAGCTGAGCAGGATATGAATGCTTATCACAAAATCGACGTTGAACAGGAGCTTGTAAAGGTTGCCGCAGTTCAGACTAACTATGAAATCGATCGTCAGATTATGAACGCTATCGATGATATCGTAATTTCTCAGTTGACTGGTGAATTTGACTGGGCAGACGATGATTCGAATGGTACAGCAGGTAACTATCTTGATAGACACCGTGCTCTTGCACAGAGAATGTATCAGTACTGTACAAAGGTAGCAATGTACAACAGATTAGCTCCAGCTGATTGGGCTGTATGTTCTCCACAGGTTGCTGCTGCACTTCAGATGTTGCCAGATTGGAAGGCTGGTGAGATTTCTCACAACAAGTCTACATTCTACAATGCAGGTTCTCTTGGAAATGGAACAGTAGCTATCTACTGTGATCCAAACAGAATGAACAACGACATCACTCTTGGTTACAAGGCTAAGGATTCTACATACGGTGCTGGTATTGTATACTCACCATATGCTAACTGGATGTCTGCAACAATCGTTAATCCAGATAACTTCAACAACGTAAGAGGAACATTCTCAAGATATGGTATAACTTCTACACCACGTGCAGAATTCAACTATGCTAGAGTTACTCTTGATAACTTCGCAATCTAAACTAGGGTTGGAATAGAA